TAATTCAAGACGCAATACCGTGTCATCCCAGCCACCAGCAGTTGATTGCCCCGTATAAGTCAAAAGCTTTTGAATTACTTGATTGCTTGTAGCGCTCAAAATGTTTACATCTACCTCAGCGACGTAAGGTGTCACCCATGTGTATTCACCTCTTAAAGTTCGGCCACGCAATGCCTCACCTAAAATAGCCCGTGACACCTCGTTGTTGGGAAATGTTAGGGTTGCAGGTTGCAGGTCACCCTGTCTTGTGGCGCTCGTACCAGAAAAACCAAATGGGACAAAATCATAATTGATGCCTTCATGCGAAACATTCTCGGCAATGTAAAAATTCTGAAATGAGTATTTTACATTTGCACCGCCATCGTACAAACGCAAATAATGACCAAGCGCTAAACTCGTCACAAACCAATCCTCCTGCGGGTTCCGGGGCTATTGCGTAGTTTAGTCAATGCGCGATTTTCGCCCTGTTTTGCACCTTGCTCTGCAGCCTGTTTCATACCTTGCTGGAACTGCTCCGCCGTGACGTAATTTACATTGTTAATGCGCTCCACGCTGTAGCGTACGTCAATCGGCTTGTCGAGCACAGCAGTACCGCCTTCACCGCCTTGCATTGCAGCAGCCGTTTCGTTTGTTGCAGTTGTGCCGGAGCGGCGGTAACGGTTCATTGCGGACGATAGCTGGTTGTTGTTGACAACAGCACCAGACTGCTTAGGCATAAACAGCTCAGGCCCACGTTCGCCTACGATGTAAGGCTCGTTTGCGTTGACGGGGCCGCCGTTAGCGCGGGTGCCGAAGCCAAGAAAACTAAGGATACCAATGCCATCGCTGCCAGCTAAAGCATTAAGGCCAAACTTAATCAGGAAACCGCCTAACTGTTTTAACGTGTCTTGCAAAATGCTGTTCCAATCTGCAGTGCCATCAATCAAACCATCAATGGCACCACGCAGCTGGTTGCCAATGATGTCACCAGCGCCCTGCATCGTTTGTTTGAACAAGTCTGCTTGCTGATTTGCTTTTTGCAGTTGTTCGTCAATCTTGATTCCTTCGGCAAACCCACTGCGAACCCTGTCTAGCTGTTCGGTTGTGCCAATCAAAGATTCAGCCAAACTTTTGCCAACGGCGAGGCCAGCCTTAGCTTGCTCAACTTGCTGAATTGTTTGAAGCAACTCATCACGCTGCCCAGCCGCCGCATCTTTCACACGCTCTTCAGCGTCTACTCTTTCGTAAGAGATTCTCAACAGCTCTTTCATTAATGGGTCTTGTTCAACCACTAAGGCAAACTCTCGCTCTTTTTGCTTAAGCAACTGTGCGCCAACCTCTGTTTGACGCGCCAAAATATCCTCTGGGCTAGGGCCAGAACGACCGCCGCTGCCGACTTTGCCGCCTGCAACAGTTGATTCATCAATGACATCGCCAACTCGAAATGGACGGGTAGGTATTGTTGTAGCCCGACGCGCCTCAATCTCTTTAGCTCGATCGGCAACTTTAATTGCTACACGCAATCTTTCTCCTAATGCCTCGGCAAAAGGTGTCATTGTGGCATTGCCCATTTCTCTGGCTTGTTGCTCAAGTTCAGCGAAACGCTCTTTGCCAAAGAAAGATCGAAGTTGTTCTTTTTCTTGGCCTACGTTAAAACCAAGTTGGCCGCCTTGGCGCAATCGTTCGACTACAGGGCCGCCACGAATGCTCTCAACAAGTGTCCTGAAACTTCCCAGCGTATCAGCAATGAGGTTGCCAATAAAACGTATGGCTGGTTCTAGCCCTACAATAATTGCAGCAAGATCTCTAAACGCACGCGCCATTTCAGGCACAATTGCAGTTGTCAACGCAACTTGAACATCTTCGCTGGCATTTTGGAAGTCACGAATGGCTTGCTCAGGACCACCTAGCGCTTCTTTTAGCTGATCTGCGCCATCTTTTTCAATTCGCTGCAATGCTGCAATAACAACATCAGCGGTAATCTTGCCCTCGGCTGCATATTTTCTCAGCTTGCCTTGCGCTACGCCTGTTTCTTGGCTAATTGCAGTCAGAATGCCAGGAACCTGCTCGGCAATGCTATTAAATTCATCACCACGCAAAGCACCAGAACCAAGAGCCTGTGAAAGCTGCCTAAATGCGCTTTCGGCCTCTACTGCGGTTGATCCGCTAATTCGTGCCGCAGTATTAAAACCGTTGTAAACACTAACGATATTTTCTAGTGAAACACCAACTGGCCGCAAGCGAGCATAAATATCAGCAATTGCACGATTAGCCGTTGTTTGGCTTTGACCAAAACGATCAGAAGCGTTAGCAGCAGCGCGTGCGAGCTGGTCTATTTCGCCATACTGTTTGGCAAGAAACTGAATGCGACGTTCAGACTCAATGCGCTGAATCCCTGCTCTAAATGCAGATTGAGTCGCGTTTAATGTCGCATATGCAGCAGCAAGCTTCAAAGCCCCCTTGGCTAAATTTCCAAAGCCCGCATTTTGCTTTTTAAGCCCTGCCGCCGCAGCTTCAGCCGTAGTCACAAATTGACCATTAGCCTTCCGAGCCCGCCCCGTTGCATCAATGAAATACTGCATCCCGTTGGCTGCAGTTTTCATCTCACGACCGACTTTTGTTGTCGCAGCAGTAGCACCCTGAACGGCACGCTCTAGTTCTTTGCTTCGGTCTGCAACCTGCTTTAGCTTGGCCGGTACGCCACGCGAATCTACATTGATTGCTATGTTGGCGACGACGGACACTGCCTTACACCATTACCTATCAGCAGTCTAACGCCGTCGCTTCAGCGCTTCTTTTTCGCGTTCTTCACTTCTGACAGTAAAAAACGCATCCCAAATAAGTAGCTCCTCTGGTGTGACTTCTTGATTCAACCTCGCAAGGCTCATGCCAAGTTCTGCTGCGACGCAAAGCTGCAGCATGAGCCAGTTGTCGCGTCGTAGGTCAGTCTTTAGTGCTTTTCATGTCTGACTGCTCATCCTCTTGGATCACGCCAAGGATCAGCTTTTGGATGTCATCATCACGCACCTCTTCGCGTAGCTCTGCGATCTGGCCAGCTTGAAACAACCGCTGCCCGTTTTCATCCATCGCTTTGTTGACCAGCAGGTTCAGGCCGAAACCATTGGCATCATCCCCGCCTGGCATTTTCTGCGCCCGCTCGCGTTCGGACATCGTGAGCGGTGTTGCGTAGAACTCAAACTCAGTGCCGTCGTTCAGCTTCACCACACGCTTAGATGGCGTGAAGTTCGCTGCTTTCTTCAGGCGATCCAATGCGGATAGCTTTGTGGTCATGTTCAAAAAATATCCTGTTCGTTGTTACTCTAGCAACAAAAAAGCCCCAGCATTGCCGGGGCCGTTCTTCCTCTCCAATGACAGCGTATCAAGCGCTGGTGCTGAAGTCAAAGCTAGGAGCACCAGTAGGACGGAAGGTGATCTCCACTTGCTGAGCATCATCAGGGTTGATGTTCAGGCTAGCGGTCAGCAGCACAGCATCCATGCTGATGCTACGGCTCAGAGCTTCAGTGCCTTGCTTGTCGGTATAAAGCTTGAACGCACAACCGACTTGATTGCGCTGCAGCACGTCCTCGACCATGCGGTTAGAAAGTGCGGCATCTTCATCAGTGACGTAGACGGTAGCAGTACCGTTGCCATCAGCAAAGCCAGGAATGTAAGCACGGAACGGAGCGTACTGCGTACCGACTTGACCGATGGTGGTTACGTCGATTTCAGAACGGCTGATCTCAAAGCTCCAGCTTTGCACTTGACCGACAGCAGCGTAATCTGCATAGGCAACCTGGAACTCATTAGGAGCGTTAGCAGTGCCGTCATCGGTAATGGTGATGGAGCTTCCGCCTGAGGTTGCAGATACCTGCAGCACGCCGGTAGACGCTGCGTAAGCGATGACGTAGTAGGTGGTGCTAGGGCTGATGCCTGCAGGCAAGGTGCCGGAGCCTGAGCCGCCGGTTTGAGAATTAACAACACTGAACACCACAGGATCACCAACCTGCAAATTCAGGTAAGACTGCACTGTGATTTCATCATCAGCAACGCTGACGTTAGACTCACCGAACGTGCCGGTGGTCCCTGCGGGCTTGTAGTACAGAGCGCCGGACGTACCGGACAGAACGGTGACGGCCATGGGATTAGGTCAAATGAATGGCTAGCTTCAGTCTAAATACACTTCAAAGGTTATGTTCAGCTGCGTCTGAAAATAGGCTGCTTCTGGTTCCGATGGTGTGATGACGTTAGGACCAGATGCTGCATCGAAAATGATGCTAGATACAGTTTGACGATCAAACAAATCCTTGATGCGTTCCGCGATGGTGTAGTTTGCCGCTGCACCAACACCAACGGGCGTGAAGGTATTTACTATCAGCAGACCGTTTTGTTTGTTGAAACCAGTGCTAGGGCTGATTAAGGTGGCGTAGCTATTGTCGCCAAACGTAAGCGACACTTGCAGCCACGGCAGGTTGTTTGGTGGCGTAAATGGGACGTTTGGATAGGCGACTGGGTATGACGGCGCTGATACCATCTCCGTGGCGATGCGGCCTTCAATAGCAGCGCGGATGTCGTTGTAGGTGCTGGTCATGACTCTCTTGCGATTTTGTCAGCAGTTTTTTTAATAAAATCCTCAATGTCTTTGGCAACCATGTAAGGGATGTAGCCCTGTTCGATCTGGTTTTCTTTTGATCGCCAGCGGCCCTTCCATGATGGCGGTAGGTTTTTGCCGGTCAATACAGGTTCAGCGTATGGCAGGTTGTTATGGACGCTGTAGACGTTGCCAGCCTTCTCAGTACCAAGCTGATAATTCACGGCATTGGGCGGCGGCGCCGTTGGATAGCTGCCCTCAGGTTCACCAGGAAAAGGCGCTGCATTCTGACCAATCGCCCAACTCGCACGGAAACGGCCAGTATCAACAGGGCTGGCCAGCTTTACACGCTTATCAGTTTCAAATACAGCGGCCTTCAGAAGCTTGTCGAACTGATCAGCTGCGTAATCGCCAATATCCCCAATCTTGATGTTCCTGGCCATGTCACTCCCTCAGGAACGCTTCAAACACAATCGCCGTGTTATCTTGCTCGATCTTGTTGACCTGCACGATCTGCATAGCGCGACCGCCAACAGTCACTTGATCTGACACTGCAGGTTCAAAGCTCAGATCGGCCGCGGCCAACGTCAGCTTTTTATCCGTGCTTTTGATCAGATCGTTGATCTCACGTTCGCGGACATCCTCAAGGACACCACGCACCGTAGAAGTCGCAACTGAAGGCGTTGCCGTGCCAGTGGTCGGGTTATAAGCCCCGGTCGTAACACGGCGGAAGGTGACCTCGCCACCAAACTTGGTCATCAGCTTGCTAG